CCAGCGAGTTACTTTTTTTCCTAATTTTGACATATTACTTGCTCTTTTCTGTTAGTAACTGTTTTGTGTCAACAGTCTTTGCAGTCTCAGTAGCAGAGTCATTAATATCAATCTTCTTAGGCTTCTTAGAGTCAGGAATGATGTTCTCAAGCCAAATCTTAAGCATGCCGTTTACAAGTTCAGCATTCTTAATTTCCACAGTGTCTGCGAGAGAGAACTTACGAGTGAATGCACGATCAGCAATACCCTTATGAAGATAGTCAACAGATGTATCTTCATTACCAAGTGCTGAGTTGCCTGAAATGATTAGTGAACCATCCTGGAAAGTCATATCAAGCTGATGCTTACCAAAACCAGCAACTGCCATCTCAATGACGTACTTGTTGTCGTCAACTTTGGCAATATTGTATGGTGGATAGTTTGGGATTACTTTTGATAGCGTTTCGTTAGCTTCTTCGAATCTTTTGAGCATTGGCTCAAAACCAACGTATAATTTATCGAAGTTAGGCATATCAAAAAAACGTTGAAAATTAGTCATATTTGTCCTCCAATTAAGCAAGGTTAATGTAAACATGGATCCATAAGGCATCCACATAAATATATATAATACATTACTGTTAAAATTTCAACGTTTTTGTGATATCTGCCATGAAAAATTTAGTTAACATTACAGAACCTGCCAAGAAATACTTACTTGATGCTTGCTTTTCTGAAAAAAGCAAGGGTATAAGATTGGAAGTTATTGGTGGCGGATGTGCTGGGTTTAGTTACAAATGGGAGTTATCTGAACACAAAGATCCATTAGATAGTATCGTATCTTTGGATGGTGATCACAGCCTTATCATAGACGATATGAGTCTTATGTATGTGATAGGTACGGAGATTGATTATGAGCAAAAACTTGGTAGTAGTTCGTTAGTTATCAGAAATCCCAACGAAACTTCGTCATGTGGATGTGGAAAGTCTTTCAGCGTATAACAGGAGTTTTAAATAGATATCATACCTCAATCGTATGATATGGTTTGGCAACAATGTTACTGGCGATTAGTGAATTGGCATCATAATGTAAAGGAGTATCATTACCCCAGATGGGACGTAAAGTCCGACTGGTCAAAACAGACTGTTTACAATGCGTGGGTGGAAGCTATCAATAAATCTGATCCTACTATAAGAATCAGATTAACTTGTCAAAACGGAAAGTATATAGTTCTAGATACCAGATGAGGTTATTATGATACCAACAGATCCTAAAGAAGCGGCTAATATTGGTAAACAATGGGGCGAGGCGATCACAGATTCAGTATTTGGTATATCTGATGATTTAAAGAAAGTAAAAGCTAAGAACCAGTCTATCAAAGCTCGTAATGAAATCGTAAAAATAAATAATGAAATAGCAAGAAACAACAATCTTCTTCGTCAGCAGGCTATGAAAGAATTAGCAGACGAACAAGAGAGAAAAAGAATCGCTATGATGTCTCCGGCACAAAAGGAGGCTTATAAGAAGGCAAAAGAAAAAGCGGCACTAGAAGAACGTAATAGACAGATTGATGCTGAAAATACTAAACAGATAATACTTGCATCTCTAGTTGGTATATTAATTTTCTTTGCAATTGGTATGGGTATTTTATTCTATATGAGACATTGAGATGGAATTTTTTGTTAAATTATTAGCTGACGTAGGTTTTCCTATTGCAGCAGCAGGTGCAGCGGGCTATTTTGTTTTTAAGATGATGCAGTTCATCTTAGGAACTGTTATTAAGTCTATCAGAGGTCTACAAGCTATCACATCTGGACTGGATGCACGTGTAAGAGTTATTAATAATGAGATAGTCAAAACTGATAAACTTCTTTCACAAATTTTAGAAGTTCCTATGGATCCAGAAATTAGTTCAAGATCTAATGATATGAGAACTCTAGTAAGAGAAGAAGATGGTGGAGAATCACAAGACGAACTTCGTAATTGAAGAAAAGAGAAGAAGAGACGGTGTGAGATACTACTGCGTATACAATAGTAATAGATCAAGGTTGATAATGATTACAAGATCGACAAAAATAATAAGGAATATACAAAATGGATAATATAGGTGAACTAGTTAACAAATACGGGTTTCCTATTATTGCAGCAGGTGGTATGGGATACTTTATTTACTTTATCTGGATGTGGACGACTACTGAAGTAAGTCCTGTTCTTGCAGAAGCAAATAAAACACTAGTTGGTCTTATTGATCGTGTAAGAAGATTAGATAACGATCTAATTAGATTAAATCAAAAATTAAAGATGACAGTTATACTTAAACAAAAAGCAGAATTTGGTAAAGCTGATATTAAAAAGTTTGACGAAGAAATATCTAAATCGTCTGTGAAAAGGAGAGACTAAAAATGAAAAAGATTCTAGTAGCAACCGCATTTGCATTCTTATTATCAACAAGTTCTTATGCTGCAAACAAGCCAGTTGATCCTGCAACTGCTGCAGCAAACAAGGCACGTATAGAACAAGCAATCAAAAAGAATAAAGAAAAGAAAGCAGCCAAAAAAGCAGCAGAAGAAGCACTTAAGAAAGAATGTGCTGCTAATCCAAAGCTAAAGAAGTGTCCTAAGAAAAAGAAGAAGTGATTACTTCGAAGTAGCTCTATACACACCATCAAAGTTTAATGGTGGTTCATCTTCCATACGCTCGAGCATCATGTCATAGTAATGCTCGAGCTTTTTATTAAATAGCTTCTTGCATTCATTAGCATATGTTCTCGCTCTGTTCCAATCACCTTCATAGTATAATGTCAAGAATCTTACGTGGTTCTTTTCGTGGCTGTTAGCCCAATCTGCATTATCAATTAAAGTAAAGATCTTTACACCTTCTTTTTTGCCTTTCACTGCAATACAATCCAACTCAATGACATTATAAGATGATTTTACCTGATTAGCGGTTTCTGGTCCAAGTATGATCTGTACTCCATAGTTCTTTGATTGTCCTTCAAGTCTTGAGGCCAGATTAACGTTATCCCCCAGGCAAGTATAATCAAAGCGTTGTACACTGCCCATATTACCCACAACCACTTTACCAGTATTGATACCCAATCCCATACCGAAAGGGGGTACTCCTTCTGCGGCGATTTCATCATTAAACTCCTTCAACTTATCTAACATCTTAACTGCAGCCTCTACAGCATGTCTAGCATGCTGTGTATCATCTAAAGGTGCATTCCAGAATGCCATTTGTGCATCACCAATATACTTGTCCAGTGTACCATTTGATTCTAAGATAGACTGAGTCATTGCAGTCATATAACGATTCATTATTTTAGTAAGACCCTGAACATCAGTACCGTAATGCTCAGAAATAGAAGTAAAACCACGAACGTCAGTAAACATAATTGAGAGCTCACGTGTCTCTCCTCCTAGCTGTAGAAGTTCTGGATTCTTCTGTAACTTCTCAACCATTGCTGGTGATAGGTAAGTTCCAAACTGCTTCTTGATCTGTAACTTTTGTAGATACTCAGATATCATTCTTTGTGCAACAATAACAAAGTATACAATAAAGTTAGCAATAATTACATAAGACAGATCCCACAGCTGGTTATAATTCTTGAAAAAATACCCTTGTATATAACCAATAGAAGGTAGGATAACTATTAGAGGGAGTGTCCATAGTACTGGCACATTAGATACAACAACAATTAACAATATACCCAGCAATGCAGCTGCAAGTAATTCTAATGTAGGTGCAATTGCTTCTCGTTCTGGTGTTGTGCCTGCAAAAACAGATAGTAATGCTTGTGCTTGGATATCCTGAACAAACTTCTCACCATGCGGTGTTGCTACTACTGACGACACTCCTGATGCAGATACACCTAGTATAACCAACTTACCTTCTACGTCTTCCTGCTTAACATCTAGAAACTCTACATGCTTGAAACGAGAAGAAGGGTCAATCCAGATACGACCATTAGAATCAGTAGAGATAGTCTTAAACTGTGGAATGCGTACAGCCTCGATACCTGCTTCTCCAGTTTTAATCTGGAACGATGGGTCATCTGTTAATGTCCTAATAATTTCTAAAGGTAAAGAAGGGTATAGTTGTCCTGCAATACTAACTACCATTGGCATACGACGAATAACACCGTCTACTTCTGGTGTAGAAGCAATAACACCAACACCTGCTGCATTATCTGCAAATTGTTTTAACGGAGCAACAGCACCATTCCAGCCATAAGTATAGGGGAGAGGGTCAGAACCAATTGCAGCAAATCCCCTTCTTGCTGCATCAGGTTTTTCGGTTTGGTTGGTAGGAACTTGAGCAAGTACGATACCGCCTGATCCCACAGATTTTGCAAATTCATTGTCATGACCACTCCTATCGGGTTCTGAAAATAAAATTGGAAATACAATTACACCTGCTTGATAATGACGAAGACGTTCAATCATATCAGCAAACTCTTTACGATCAATAGGCCACTGACCTAGCTTCTCAAGAGTCTTATCTGTCACGTCAATGATAACAATATCTTCGTTAGTTGTTATTTCTTTGCTTCTTAAAGTCGTATCAATAGACTTAAGTTCCAATACCTGTAACGGGTATGGGTTCATAATCTTAAGAGTAACAAGAAGTATTAGAACTGCAAAAGAAATAAGAAAATTTTTCATTGTGTCTGGTTCACTATCAATGGATAAGGATTACAAGAAGATATGCCGCAATACTGTTGGATAGAATAAGAAAGGTTAGAAGAACTGTTCTGAGTAACTGATATAGAATAATTATTAAAATTACCATATAATTCTATATTAGAACTATGACTACCTCCACCTTGCTGATCTATAGAAACAGTACTGTTATTTAGGTTAGTTGCAGAGAACGCAGATGAAGGATCTCCAACTTGGGTAGATGTAATTGTGTTTGTACTGCCTGATAGACTTATTATATTACTACCAGCATATGAATAATTAGTTAATAAAAATAAGAATAATAATATTTTTTTCATAGTGATTGCTTTATTGTTATAGTTGTCGATCCTGCATTATTTACTATTTGTTTAATAGAGATATTATCTTGTGTAAGTTCGTACGTAACTGTATGGGTATCTGCAACATTCAACTCTGCATAATGATTGGGATCTTCACGATATAGTACTAGATTATTAACTTCATCCACAAAAAACTTAAGACCTGCTGCTTTATTGTATTTGTTATAATTAGGCAACATACCATTGAACTCTTCTAACTCACTTTGTAGAAATTGTGAGCTCTGTGCATCTAGAACATTAAGTAGAAAGTTTTGGTCAAGATAGTTAATATCTAGTCTATTATTAATAAGATAGTCTTTGTTGAGTTCATCGTATGCCAAGAAATCAACATTAAGGAAATCTTGATCTAAAAAACCCTTTAAACTAGTTACTTCTTCTTCTTGTTTTTTTAATTCTTTTGGTGGTGTAACAATCAATAGATTATTAATCTGGTTTTCACTGAGTTCTAGAATAACAGGTTTGGTAGGAAGCTTACCTCTTGTGTCTACTAAAGTAGCCTGAAATGGTTTAGTTAACCATACCTCACCAGCATCTGTCATAACAACAATCTGACCAGTCTTACAATCTTTCTCTATATCCTTCCAACCTACCGGACAAGATGGTAAAAGAATAACTGTACTTCTTCCTATCTCATCTACAGTAGAAGTAAAATCAGTACCTCTTACACCAATAGTTGCAGATGGTGTTTCTACTTTAACCTGTTGAGGATCGTTCTTTGCAATTTGACCCGATGTATACTTAACAGTACCTAATGCAATCTTTACTGCTAGTTTACCAGCACCTTTGTTAGGATCATAAACAAAGTTATCTATTACGAGTTTTGATTGCTCGGTAATATGAACTTGTGTTTGATCCTCAAAAGTAATACCAGCCTTCGCATTAGCAGTAGTGACAGTATCATCCATCTCTACCTTAACACTAAGCTCGGAAGGTATTACTTCTTTGTTTCGTTTTATCTCTGTTGGACCAGTCTGTTCAGTAACAGTGCCTATTGCAGCATTAGTAATTGCTGTTGATATGCATAGTATTGCCAGAACCAGTAATAGTCGCTGTAACGCTGCTATCAACACCACCACCCTGATCTATGTTAACTGTGTTTGTTGCACCTACAATAGTTAGACTAGCTGCATGCCCGTTTGTACTAGCTGCACCTGTTTGTCTAATCTGTACTGTATTACCGTTACCACCAGATATATCAACTGCAGATTGTGCACCAGATATTGCTGTAGTATCGTTATTAATTGTTACTGTATTATTATCTGAAGTAATATCAATAGTTGATGTACTTGCAGCAGTATCAAAATTACGGTTTATTATATTACTGTTACCGTAGATTGTATCTGTCATAGTAATAGACGAACAAGTAACACAAAGAAGACTCAATGCATTAAAATTACCTGTAAATGATTGAGACAAAGTGTTATTGTTACCGTCTACAGAGTATGCAGCAGTATTATTATTACCTATCTGATCTATCGTTATCGCGTTTGAATTACCATTTATAATCGCATGATTTGTAGAATCACCAATGCTGTTACCTAAACCGGTCTGTGTAAAGTTAATAGTAGAACTGCTTCCAATCTGATCAACTATAATACTGTTACTTGCAGCATTTGCATATTGAACCATAACCAAGAATGACAAAATCGCTGCCAATCTTGCTAATAGTTTCATTAGTTACCTCTTTTCTGGTCTATACTTCCATAAGTTTTTTCTCATACCCTCACGGACCATCTGTACTACTGCCTCTTCGATTGCAACGCGAACCGCATATGTTGTTGGTTCGTTAATGTTGTTACCTGCTTCAAATTCAACTGTAGTAGTATTCTGATCAACAAATTTTAAAAGATTACCATTTGTTCCTGTACTAAGAACCGTCTTAGAAACACCAGTTGAGAGAAGAATCTCACCTGTGTTAATAGAGATCAATCTTAGTACTACTGTCACTTCATCTTTTCGGTACTGCTGCGATGCTCCAATACCTAGAAGACGAGCACCAGCACCTCCTGATGCAACATTACTATCATAACCAACTACACCACCTTCAATCATAATACCTGCAACGATTAGCGGTTGTAGTGGTTTAGCTTCTTTACCTTCGTAAACTTCTCTCTGACTTTTAATAAGCTGTCTTTCTTTGACTAGATTATCAAGATTAACTCTTTCAACTACCTTAAACCATGTACCACCACCAGCATCCTGTAATGCCTTGATCATGAATACTTCTGAACCTTGTGACACAGCAG